TTGGAAGAAAGGCATCGGTCGGAGTACCTGCACGTGACGCCTGTGAGGCGGCGCGGTGGCAGATACCGATTTCCGGTTCCTTAGAGCAGATCAACTGGTTTGACTCAGAAATGAATCAAATTGAGTCTGTTCAGAACTATCTGAACGCTCAAAAGGCAGATGACCCTTCGAGGTCCACCTACCAGGAGATCGACTCACTGGCTCTGACGTTAGTCCCTAAGACTTTTAAATCGTTGCGCTCTATCATGCCCAACACCACGATAGGATCTTACTGGTCCTACGGGGTAGGGGAAATGATGCGCTTACGATTGAAAAGGAAAGGCTATGATATTACGACGCTTCAACAGCGCCACAGATATCTAGCCAGGACAGCGAGCGTACATAACCTGTACGTAACCGCTGACCTGTCGAGTGCAAGTGACTGTATAACAGTCGCACTCGTGAGACGTCTCTTACCTTCTGACTGGGCAGAAGCTCTGCTTAAATCACGAATTAGTAAGGTACGCCTCCCCGATGGCCAAGTTGTTGAGAGCATAACTTTCGCAACTATGGGCATTGGGTACACTTTTCCTCTTCAGAGTCTTATCTTCCTTGCACTTCTCAAAGCGATCGAGAGAATATTGTACCATCCTCGCGATCGACGGACTATTTCGGTATACGGTGACGATATGATTTACTCGTCCCGTCAACACCGACAAGTAGTTCATGTTTTTGAGAAGTTAGGATTCATCATTAACGTTGATAAGACGTTTAGTGACGGACCCTTCAGGGAGAGCTGTGGTGGTGATTACCACTATGGCGTGGACGTTCGGCCATTCCAGCCACGGAATGGCTCGGCAACCGTAGGTCTTCGTGCCTACGAGGCCATGCTCTACAAAATGATCAACGGTTTATTGAACCGTTGGTCAGAGCATGAGATTGAAACCGCCCTTAGTTTCCTGGTCTCCGAGTTAATACGTGTCACGGGCAAGCCTAAACTTGTCCCGTCACACTATCCGGATGACTCAGGCATTAAGGTTTCCTCAGCATCTCCGCAAGGTTTCCTCGCGAAGATCCAATGCGCCAGGCCAAAGCATGTGGGACATGGAGTCTTTCGATTCGCTTATCTCAGCTTCAAGCCTGAGTTACGCGAAGAGAGGCGCCATGAACCATATTATTGGCTCAGTATTGGTCGACCACCACGATACCATACTTGGTATCTTGGTGATCCTGCTTGGGATTCTGAAGCATCTGCAACATAAGGCCTCATTAACGAGGTCACGGGTGTCAGAGACTCCAGAGAGCCCTTGCTTAAAACGCAAGAGCTGGTTCCAATCAAGACATTCCGTTCGAAAATAACGGGATGTCGCCTACGCCGAACGGCAACTTATGTGACGATCAGTCACACAGGTCGCTACACGCGTCAGTCCGGTCTCTCATGTTTTGAGAGCCGTAGGTAACGCGCTTAACGGC